ATGCATGGGCGTGGTCTGCTTTACGTGAGACACTAACGGTAACAACAGTAGCTGACACATTTAACTATGAGCTTAACGGCACACAAAATCGCCTTACTGTTCTTGATGCTTTAAACGACTCTGACAATTTCTTCTTGCAGTACAAAGAAGCACACGAGATGAATAATTTGTTTTTAAACTCTACCCCTTCTCGTGAGACACCAAGGTACTACTCATTTAACGGGGTGTCATCTGATGGTGACACTTTGATTGATCTGTATCCAATTCCAAATGGTGTTTATACGTTACGGTTTAATGTGATTAAACGAACTGCAGATTTAACCGCAGATGCAGATACCTTAACCATTCCGTCTCAACCTGTTATACATTTGGCATATGCTAAAGCAGTAGAGGAGCGTGGAGAAGACGGAGGTGTTGCAGGTATGTCAGCGTACAATACTGCACAGCGGTTTATTTCAGATGCTATTGCACTTGATGCCGCTAAACATCCTGAAGAAACAATCTGGTATACCGTATGACCAAGCCCTTACAGAGTGCTAGTATTGCCGCACCGGGTTTCTTCGGATTAAACACCCAAGAGTCTGGTATTACGCTTGAGTCTGGCTTTGCATTACAAGCTACCAACTGCGTAATTGATAAGTTTGGACGTTTAGGTGCTCGTAAGGGATGGACATTCTTAGACGAGTCTACTGGCGTTGGTCTGCAAGGTATGCATCGGTTTGTTGACATTGACGCAACAGAATACTTTGGTGCTTGGTCAGATACAAACTTTTACATTTACTCTGCAGGCACACTAACGGCTGTTACATACTCAGGATCACAGTCGATTACTGAAGGTAACTGGCAGGCTGTAACACTAAATGATGCGGCATACTTGTTCCAAGCAGGATACGAACCATTATTCTTTGACACTGTTTCAGGCGAAGTCAAAGATATGAGCGATGCATTAAGTACCGCTACAGTTACAATTACTTCAAACTCAACGACTGCAACGGTTACACATACAAGTCATGGGTTTACATCAGGCAATCCTGTTACAATCAGTGGTGCTAATGAAGCTGTCTTTAACGGTACGTTTACTGTTACGGTGACAGGCACAAACACTTATACGTATACAATGCCAAGTTCTAATTCTAACAACCCGGCTACAGGTACAATTACAGCCGCTTGGTATCATGATGTACCTCCTGAAGCAAACGTAGCATTGTCAGCTTATGGCCGCATTTGGGCGGCATCGACAGCTACTAACAAAACAACATTGCATTGGTCTAACTTGCTTGACGCCACAGACTGGGATGGAGGCACATCAGGCAGTTTAGACATTTCTGGTATTCTTGTGTACGGCAACGATGAGATTATTGCATTAGGCGCACACAATGGTTTCTTAATTGTCTTCTGTAAAAACAACATTATTATCTTTGGTGACAGCGACACTGCTAAAACCTACCTTGACCCTACGACACTACAACTGGTAGAAGTTATTAACGGTGTTGGTTGTATTGCAAGAGACAGCTTACAGAACACAGGTACAGATATTTTATTCTTGTCTGACTCAGGCTTAATGTCGTTAGGTCGAGTCATTCAAGAGAAATCAACACCAATGCGTGACTTGTCAAGAAACGTGCGTGATGATTTGGTACAGTTAATTGAGTCTGAGACACCTGCTAACATTAAATCAACATACTCAGCAACAAACGCATTCTATTTACTTGCATTCCCAACAACTAAGCAAGTGTATTGTTTTGACATGAGGGGGCCATTACAAGACGGCAGTGCTCGTGTAACCATCTGGAACAACATGGAGTTTACAGACTGGCTTGGGTTTGATGGTGAAGTATATATGACTCATGCAGATGGTCTTGCTAGATACTCAGGTTATCAAGACAATGGTCAGTCATATCGGATGGTGTACTTTACAAACTACTTTGATTTAGGTAGTGCGTCACAAACAAAGATTCTTAAGCGTCTGTCTATGACCGTCATTGGGGCCACAGGACAGGACTTTGTTGTTAAGAGTGGGTTTGACTACAGTGACCAGTACAACTCCTATCCGCTGACAGTACGCACAGGTACAGTGTACGAGTATAACATCACTGAGTACAACATTGGTGAATACTCAGGTGGCACATTGGTAGACACAGTACGTGCGCCGGGATCAGGTAGTGGATCAGTATTACAATTAGGATTTGAAGCAGACCTTAACGGTGGTGCTTTGTCAATACAAAAGATGGATGTCTATGTTAAACAAGGTAGGACAATCTAATGAGTAGCTATACTAAATCAACAGACTTTGCTTCTAAGGATGCACTGCTCACAGGTAACCCGCTTAAGGTTGTCAAAGGTACAGAGATTGACGATGAGTTCAACGCAATCCAAACAGCAGTAAACTCTAAGGCAGACACTAACTCTCCTGCACTCTCTGGTACACCAACAGCACCTACAGCATCTGCAGGAACATCAACAACACAGATTGCAACAACGGCATTTGTTGATAATACTTATGCTCCTATTGCATCACCTACGTTAACTGGTACACCCTTAGCTCCAACAGCTACAGCAGGTACAGATACAACACAGATTGCTACCACTGCTTTTGTTACTGCCGCTGTTGATGCTATTCCAGAACTAGAGTATGCATCACAAACAACCAAAGGTGGTGCAAGAATTTATATTTCTAGTGGTGATCTTTACATTTACACTCAGGACTAATCATGGCTATTGTCGTAAATGGTGCAGTATTAGATTGGTATGAAGAGTCAATATATATGAATGGTACTGCTGTAAGTACAAAACTATCTCCCGGAGATGTATACTTTAACGGAACTAAAGTTTTTGGTTTGAGTGGTACATACAGTACATCAGTAAACTCTGGTGGTCTTGCTCCTGATTCTAGTAACTTTGAAAACAATATTGTTCCTGTACTTGTTGGATTGATTGGTACTGTTTTTCACTCAGGTAGTTACACATCAGGGCCGGGACAGGATACCGTATGGACTGGTTATTTAGCTGAAGGTTATAAAATGGTTCGCAGTGATGGCGGTGATATCATTGGTACTGCATCTCCGGGTACAAGTATAGCATTCTATGAAGGACGTACTGTAACAGGAATTAACACCTCGCATAATGGCGGCACGTCTTGGACAATTTATAGAGATGATGGCGTTTGATTAAAACACCAGTGGTAATACAACCTGCATACACAATTTACTTTGAAATGTATGATGGGCTAACATGGACACATGCAGATGTACACAAGTGGACACCTAAGATTGCTAAAGAATTTTACAATGTGCATGGCATACTAAACATGATACACAACAGACCATTCTATTGTTTGGTTGATAACTCAAAGCTTAAAAAATTTGTAACAAAACTAGGATATAAGTTTGTAAAGGAAGCGCATTGCGTTGACGATATAACACGGAGCATATATAGATATGGGTAGTATAGTAAGTGGACTGTTCGGTAAGGGCGGTTCAGGGATTGCAGGACAAGGCATTGAAGAGGCGGCTCGTCGTGCAGAGTCTGCTTACTTTAAGCCATACACGGTACGTACTGGGACGGGCATGACATCCTATGGAGACGGTGGATTTTCTACTGAGTTGTCTCCAGAGTATCAAGCACTACTAGGACAGGCACTCACAGGTGCAGGGGGATTGTTATCTCAATTCCAAGGCTTTGATCCTTCTCAACGTGCCGCAGAAATCTATGGTGAACAAGCAGCACTGCTCCAACCAGGATTTGAACAACAAGCTACAGCACTACAGAGTAGGTTGTTTGGGGGTGGTAGACTAGGGCTACGTCTTGCCGGTGAATCTCAAGGACTTGGTGCAAGCTCCGGTATGGTACAGCCTGATGCACTAGGACTTGGACGTGCTCAACAACAAACCCTAGCACAGCTTGCCGCACAATCGAGAGGTCAAGCACTAGGAGAGCAAGCACAGCTTGGTCAAATGGCACAGGGACTGTTTGGTATTGGTCAGGGTATTAGTGGCCTAGAGAGTCAGTTGATGGCACAGGGCTTGTCTGCTGAACAGGCTCGTGCGGCGGCGGCATTGGGTGCAGGTAATCTTGCAGTGGCTCCGTATGCTACAGCGGCACAGATTGCACAAGAACAACGTGGTCAAAATGCAGGATTCTTTGGTGGGTTGCTTGGTGCAGGGCTTGGGGCTTATGGTATGGCAACAGCAGGGCCTTCAACTATTATTGCGGGTGGGTTATAGACATGGCTAAAGCAGATACAGTGTATTCAATGTTTGGGATGGAAACACCTCAACAAGTAGCGGCTCGTAGGCTTAAAGAACAAACAACTTTAATGTCTCAGTACCAACGTGATCCTTTTCAGTCTGCAGGTGCGGCTATTGGTCTGGGGCTTATGCGATTGTTTGGCCCTGAAGATCAACAGATGGCTAGAGCAATACAGGGACAAGAGATTGTTACAGGTGCAAGGGCAGAAGCTCGTCAAGCTGAACAAGCTAAAGCCGCAGAGCTAGCAAGCTTCCAAGAACGGCTTAGAGGTGCGGGTGGACGTACCACTCGTGAAGGACAGCCTTTGATTAACTTGTCTGCTGAAGAAAAGCTTGCACAAGATCAGCAAAAATACTATGAGCTATACAACACAATTGCTGACAGACTAGATGCGGCAGGCTTTCCTATGGAAGCAGAGAATGCACGTACTAAAGCTTCAGAGCAATTGTTAGGATCGTTGTCAATTCGTAAACAACTTGCTGACATTGGATACACTGAAGCTAAGACAGCCGCTGAAGGTAAAGGTCAGTGGGCTAACTTATCTGCTTATATTCTTCCTGATGGAACACAAGTTACAGGCGGTACATTTAATGGGCAACTTGCTGTGCAGGGGGCGGACGGTAAACCTATGCCTATGCCTCCGGGATCTACTAAACGTCCTAGTATCCCACAACCATCTAAAACAGGCGCGTTAGGACAAGAAGAAGTATTTGCTTTGTCGCCAATTTTAGAAGCCGATCCAATAATTAGTGAGCTTGATGATGAACAAGCTAAGGCTGTAGGGATAGTCATTGCCGCACGAGTTGATGAATTGATTGATCAGAAAAAAGCAACTAATCGTGCTCAAGCGGCACAACTTGCTATTGATGAACTAAAGGAAAGTGGACAGCTAGGTATGGGTCAGCGTGACGCAATCTTTGGTATCTTACCTGAATTGCGTACCGCTATTCTTGGTGAAAAAGCTTTCTATAAACCAAAAACTACTGAGTCTTCTGAAGCTCAAAGCACTGATGGTATTCCTCTTACTGAAGGAGCAATTAAATCCTCACCAAACTTACAGGCGTTAGGTGCAAAACCTGGTGATAAAATTGTTAATGGTAAATTGGTAAGACAGTAATGGCAACAGATCCTTTTGCAAACATAACCTTAGCAGGCCCGCAACCTGTTACTACTGAAACTCCTGTAGAAGAAGAAACAAAGAAAGATCCGTTTGCAAATATTACGGAAGCTATAGACCAACCTTCAGTGTTAGATGTTGCGGCGTATGGTTGGGACAGTAGTGAAACTATTAGTGAAAACTTAGCCATTCTTATGCAGTCTATTATGCCTATTGGTGAGCTAAGAATAGATCCAATAGAACCTACTGAAGACAATCCGTTTCAAATCTTTGATATTAGCACACGCTCTGTTGATGAAATGTACGGTGTGCCTTTTTCACAGATGTCTAAAGATGAACGTGTTGCATTCTTAAGAGACAAGCGTAAGGCAGAACTAGAAAGAGACTATGCGGATGTCATTGCATCAGGAGAATCAGAGTCTGCTCTTGCTACTACGTTTAATGTGTTAGGCTCTGTAGCTGACCCAACTTCAGTAGTCCCGCTTGGACAAGGCTACAAGTCAATGGCAGTTGGTGCAGGATTGTTAGGTGCAGAATGGGATGTATTGTCACAGCTTGTCAACAAACCAGTAGAAGAATATGATCCTACACAAACTGCAGTGACGGGTGCTGTTAGTGCAGTGGCGGCTCCGGCATTAACGTACTTAGTTAAAGGTGCAGGAAAAACTATTAGCCAAATGAACAAGGCTAGGAAGACTAAAGCTCAAGCTAAGAACGTAGCTAAGGCTGATGCGGCAATGGATGAAATTCATACAGTTGCGGCTCGTGGAATTGTAGCTAAAGTTCCTGAAGAAGATATGCCTAAGTATATTCAGGAGCAAACAGGGCTTACGGAAGATGACTTTTTAAACATTGTTACTCAAAGTTCTAAACCATTTAAACTCCCTACTCCTAAAGAAGCTAGGGATATTATGAAGATTGAAGCATACCAACAAGACCCTATTGCTAGTAGGCTTAACATCCCTGCTATTGATAATTGGTTAGGAGTTATGCACACCAATCTTAAAAAGATTTCACCTAAACTAGCTAACAGGCTACGTCAGTTTGAAGGTGAGGCACACATTGAAGCCGCCAAAGGTTTAGAAATTATGGAACCTTTTGCTAAAGGCTTTAAAAACCTACCTAAAAATGCTAAAAGCCAAGCGTCTTTACACATGTTTAACGGAGACTTTGATAGTGCTCGTGCAATTTTTGCACAGTATGATCCTAATCTTTCTGCGGCTTTTGATGCGGTTGATACGTATCTCAAAGCTTCTTATCAAAAACTCAAAGGTGTTGGGTACAACGTTACACAAATACCAAACTACTTCCCCCGTGTAGTAAAAGACTTAAAAGCTTTGCAAGCTAAATTGTCTGGGAAACAACTAAGTGATGTACAAAAAATATTCAAGCAACGTACAAAGCAATTAGGTAGGCCACTGTCTGAAAATGAAAAGAGACTCATTATTTCTGAAACCATTCAAGGGCGTAAGATTAGTTTTCCTGATAACAAAACAATTATTA